TTAGCGGCCTTGATATGGCCCTGGACCAGGTCTAGGGGCCGGTCTGGGGCCTGGACGAGGCCCTGGAGGGCCGGGAGGACCGTAGGGACGAGGACCCCATCCAGGACGAGGGCCATAGTAGCCTCCCCCTCCCCAGTAGCCACCGCCGTAGTACGGTCCTCTCCAGGCGCCGTATACGACAGGGGCGACGGGCGGGTAGTAGCCACCACCGACGACTGTCACTTGAGGGACGGGCGACACGTACGCGCCGGTGACCACCGGGCCGACGTATGGATCTGGCACCGCGGCGACTACGCAGCCGCCCAGTCCTAGGGATGCGACGCAGGCGAGTGTCTTGGCGAGTCTCATTTGTTACCTCATGCGGTCCAGACGCCGATCACCAGCAGCAGGCCGAACACTGCCCACAGAGCGATCGAGACGTAGCGAAGAATCAGTCTGACCTCTACCGGCCCGATGGCCAGCTCTCGAGCCTGCCTCAGGACGAAGATCAGCAGTAGGACGGTGAGAGACGCCTTGAAGACGAACATCTCACCACTCCACCTCGAACTCCCAGAGAGTGGTCTCTGGGTTGTACTCAGGCCGCGCGAGCACTCGCTTCCCCATCTGCTGGTAGAAGCGCGCTATTCGGTTGGCTCCGCCCTCGGTCATCCCCGTGAAGGACTTGATCTCCTTCGAGGTCGAGCCACTGGACGACTTCCGCCTCTGTCCAGCCGTGGGACGGCTCTCGGCCGGTTCGCTTCTTGATCTGGTCAACGAAGACCTCCCACAGCTGGCAGTTGGCGGTATGACACGGGCCGTCTGACGGCACTCCGCGAAAGAGGGTCATCAGGCAGCCTTGCGGCTGACTGACTTCGTCGACTTAGTCTTGCCGCCGAGGGCCGAGTTCAGCATGTCTGAGAGCTCGAGCTTGCCCTTGGCGACTGCCTTGGCCTTGGTGGCCTTGGCCGAGGAAGCGGCGACCGCACCCTCGACGACCTTGTAGAGGGCGCAGAAGTGAGCGAGCAGGTCTCCCTGGTCGTAGCCGTCGGCCGAGACCACGGTCCAACCCTTGGCGCGCTTGGCGATCTTGAAGCCAGACTTCTCGACAGCCGCGGTGATGACCTCGCGGAGCTTGCAGCCGGAGCCTACGGTGAAGGTGCCGGAGTGCAGGTTGAGCTCAACCTTGCCACCCTTGGGGCACTTGACGTAGAAGATGGCCTTGGACTGCTCGAAGGCACGGCCGACAGAGGAGACACCAGCGGAGAAGTCCGCGAACGACATTTCGATCTTCATGATATAGTCCTTTCAGGTTTTCACAGTTTATAGTCAGATAGTATCAGGTACCAGTAATTATGTCAACGGTAGATGCGGACCTCGCGGAGGTACACGTCGAACCGCTGGGCATGCTCGTGCCGGATGTCCTGAGACGTGCTACGCTTCAGGGGACCGCCGACTCGATAGAGGTGAGCGTTAGGATTGTCCTTGCCGAGACGGCCGCGGACGACCACACGGTAGCGAGACTTGAACTTACGCTTGGCGACGTCAGGATTCTTGAGCTCGATGATCTTGTTCTCCATGCCCATGATGAGAGCGTGCAGCTTGAGATCGGCAATCCGACTGTCGTTAGGGTTAGTGGTGGTAAAGGCGTAGTCAGATGTACGTTGACGAGTCACTTGTTTGTTCCTGTTTTCCATAGTATGATTATAGCCGGTCTGGGAAATAATGTCAACCCCTAGAGCGGTTCATGGAGGAAGAATTTCGTTGACCTTGGGTAACGAAGGTCTCGCAGCCGTTCTTGGCGGCCATGGCCTCCCAAGTGCCACGCTGGCGGAAGGTCTTGAACTTCCGGCCGGGACGGCAGACCGTGATCTTACCGGAGAAGGCCTGGATCAGGGAGTCGATCTCAGGGGTGGCTTTCTTGGTGGTCGTGTAGATGGACATTAGTTCCTCATTCCTTATATTCTTATAGTAGTCCATCTTACAAATAATGTACACCAAAAAGTGCAGCTTTTTGAAAAAAAAATAGCCGTTGAAGATCAATGGCTTAGGAAAAGCTCAATGTCTTCAACGGCTTAAGAAAAGCTATGGTATTTCAATGACTTAGAAAAAACTGTGTCTTTTCAAAGGCTTAGAAAAAGCTATGGTTTTTCAATAACTTAAAGATCTACCACTTCTTTGCTCTAATGTTCCGAAGCTGTGTCTCGAGTAACTCTATGACTTTCTCCCTAGGATAGGTCTTGACCAGCCACTCCGTAGAGTAGTATAGCTGAGCTACCGCTATGTCTCTAGCGGCTTCTCTTCCGTTAATCTGGTCCGTAGCCTCGAGGTCTGCTAGAATCAGGCTTCGAAGCTCGAGTTGTCTTTCAAGACTTAAGCTCATAGAGTCCGTTCTTCTTTACGTGTTTGATCCACTTTTTCACCAGTCTAGTCTCCATCCTGTAGGCTTCTTTCTCCCACGGTCTTTTCTCGTACGAGAGGTCTCTCTTGTAGAGACGACCGTTGAAGTAGTCGTTTCCGTCTAGATAGTTCTTGAACCTACCGGTCGAGTACTGCCACACGTGGACCATCTCGTGGGCTGCGGTAGACACGATGTCATAGTTCGGAAGGTCCATGTTTATAGTCATGTCGAACTCGCGCGGCCTAAGGTTGCTGTCTTGCCAGCAGACCTCGCCGAAACAGTCCATTCCGGACCTTAGCTTCAAGTCGACGTATACAAAGTTGGCTAGGCGGGGATTGTCTCTAAATAGATACTCTTTGAAGAAAGCAGCCGACTCCTTGACCAGCTTTCTCTTAGAGACGTTTCCAGTTAGCTTTTTGACCTCTCTGGTCAGTCTCTTTACTTCTTTAGACATTTACAGGTATCCTTCAAGCGAGTTGAGGTACCACAAACTGTCATCACAATAGCGGGTTATAGAAAGTCGAAACTATCGCATCCGCATCTTTCTTACAAAGAATAGCCGATCTTTTTGAGAACGGCGCATGATTTCGTATCCTACATAACCATTTATAGTTTAGACGACTGGCAGGGTCGTGCCAGACCCTAGCTTCTAGAGCCCCGGCGACCCTGCCCTCGTACCACGCATTACCAAGATTGTCCCTGTGACGGGTCCACTTCATGACCATGTGTATAATATATGTCAGTTGAGTAAGTTTGTCAACTGCCTCTTCGATGGTCGAACTTGTCGTCTAGCTTCGTAATTAGTTTCATCTTAGACGGATCTGGATAGTCGTACCTATCAAACATGTCGACGTTGGTTGAACCTACCGGCATGGAGTTGAACGACAAGATGTACCGAGTCGTGTTTGTTCTCTGCATGTTGTTCCTGGCCGTGTCGTGGGGGAGCCAGGCCGGAAAGATGATCAGTGTACCCTCTTCGAACCTTTCAGTGTGGCTACTCAAAGAGTTTCTGTTCTGTGACCTTCCCCTCTGCCTTGCTGGATGAATTATGGAATGGTAACTGTGCACGTTATAGAATGATGTACCCGAGCAGCTTTCGTTTCCGTGTAGGTAATAGACTCCCGCCAGGAACGTGTTGTGATGCGTGTGTCGATGATGAAACCCACCGTCGTCATGCTTAGTACCCCACATTCCAGTGACCTTAACGCTCGGCACGTATCCTTGATCGTCCATCACGCGTCTCAGGCCCTCTTCGACGAACTCTACGAAAGGCTCGAACAGCTTGACCTTGTGAAGGTTGGCGGCGGTGAAGTTAAGGGTAGGCGCGGTCGTCAGAGACCACTCATCTTCAGTCTCCATATAGTCTATGAACTGCTGTTTGAGCTCCTCGTGTCGCGAGAACTTTAACTTGTAGATTGGAATCGCGAAGAGTCCGTGCTTATGAATTGACTCAATCATGACAGTAATCCTTTCAACTTTTCTTTAAAGTCAGAGCTGGATCCGGCTCCATAGGGGGTCTTGTCAAACACGGGTCCATCTAGAATATCATTCTGTGCAGACTCCTCGACGTCGTAGAGTCTGAACTTAGGTCGGTCTACTCCGACCACGAACTTCTTATTTATGTTCGGATCGTTGTAGCGGTTCTTTAGTTGCTTTATCATGATCTGATCGAGCTCGTTAAGGTCATCAGACTTGATGAGAGCTATCATGAAGTCGGCGGTCGCCGGGAGGCCGAAGGACTCTGAGGTGTCTGTGAGGTCGATGTCGGAGTTGCTGTATCCGCTTCTAGTCGTCTGCGTAGCCGAGACGAGAGGAACGTTAAACTCAACAGCGAGTCCTCTGAGCTCTTCTGCGATTGCCTTAATGTACGTATAGCTATTGACATTAGAGCCAGCGCGTATGCGACTGCTGCTACAGATATTAAGATAGTCAATATAGATAATGTCTGGTACAAAGTTACGCTTAATTCTGAGTTCATTGAGCAGGTGCCTAAAGTGTGCTGATCCGGCCGACGCGGTTGGATACTCCTTGACTATTAGCTTACCGACGTACTTCTCTCTCAGCTTGTTGATCTTCTTGTCGTACGACTCCTTCGGCAGGGTCATGAGCTCGTCGATCGACACGTTGAGCAGGTTAGCGTCGATGCGCTCGGCGATCTTCTCCTCGGCCATCTCGAGGGTGATGTAGAGGACGTTCCTGTTCTGACACAGGTTGTTGGCAGCGGCATGACACATGAAGAGAGACTTGCCGACGCCGGTGCCGGCCAGGATGACGTTGAGTGTCTTCCTGGGCAACCCACCGCGAGTGATGGAGTTTAACAAGGTCAGGTCGAACGGGATGCGGTCTTCCTTGCGGTGGTAGAAGTCGTATCGAATGTCAGAGTCCTGCAGGTAGTCGTGGCCGACGCTGGAGTCGAAAGAGACTCCGAGCGCGTCCTGCAGGATCTTAGGGATTGCTCCCTTCGAGGCGTTGCCAGTCTTGTCGTCGATGATGGTGATCGACTGCATGATGGCGTTGTAGATCGCCTTGTCCTGGCAGAACTTCTCTGTGTTGTCGAGAAGCCAGTCGATCTGAGTGTCGCTCGGCGCGAGAGCGACTACTGTAGACTTGGCCTCGTTGAACACCTGCTCGCTGAGGCCAGTCTTCTCGGACAGCTCGATGACGAGGGCCTCCTTAGTAGGGAGGCCGTTGTACTTCTTGATGTACTCGTCGATGAGCGAGTACACGACTCGGTGCTGCTGCTGAGAGAAGTACTCCTCCTTCAAGAACGGCACCACCTTCCTGCTGTACTCCTCGTTGAGCAGCAGGTTGGAGAGAATTACCTCCTCAAGCATCAATTGTCCTCGGAGTCGTCGTCCATGATAGAACCGATGGCTATCTTGTACCGGTTCTCGATGTAGCGTGCGAAGTCAGTGGACTCGAAGATCTTCATCCAGAACTCCTTGTTGTTCACTATGTCGGCCGCGCGCATGTTCGGCTGCTGAAGCTCGCCGGTCGTCTTGTCGACTACGGCGTACCACCCAGCTTTAGGCTTAGCAATATAACCACCGTCCAGAGCGACATCCAGAAGACCGCTCCAGCGATTGATACCACCGTTGAATGAGACTGTGATCGGGATCTTCGACTTCTCCTTGACATAGCGACTCTTCTCCACGTTAATGACGAAGTGGTAGCCTTGTATCTCGGTGCCATCCTTGTCCTGCTGCCTCCCTAGGATCCAGATGTTGTCTGAGCCGTAGTACGAGCCAGTTCCGCCTCCGACGACGTCCTTGGCGTAGAGCTCCATAGTCTTGTAAGTGTGGTTGATCACTACCATCGGAATGTCCTTAAGAGACAGGTGAGGCGTGACCATTCGGAACAGAGACTTGAGCTGCTTGGCTCGCGTCATGTCGGCGACGGACTTACCTTCCATCGCGTCCTCAACCTCCTTCTTCGAGGCGAGGTTACCGATCGAGTCGATGATGATCATGACTCGGTCAGTGCGCTCGAGGTTCTTCATCTGCTGCATGATGTCGAACTTGAGCTCCTCGATGTCGGTAATAGGCGTATGAACCACCGACTCGAGAGGTATCTTGAAAGTGTTAAAGTATGACTGAGGAGTACCGAACTCAGAGTCGTAGAAAAGCACGACGCCGTCGTTGTACTTCTTTAGGAAGGCCGATGCTAGAAGAAGGGCGAAGCCGGTCTTAAAGTGCTTGGATGGGCCGGCCAACATGGTTAGGCCTGGAGTGATACCCCCGTCGACCGTACCGGACAGGGCCACGTTGATCATCGGCACGGACGTAGGGATCATGTCCTTCTTAGTAAAGATCTTGCTGTCGAGCAGGGTCGACGTAAGATCGATTGTCGAGTTCTTAATAAGCTTGTCCTTGAGAGACATATTCACCTCACACTAGATTTTCAGGATGTCATTGTCGGTTATTTCTATAGTATCCTTTTGCCCTATAATTGTCAACCGTCTTGATGTGGCGATTCCATGATTTGCTGCTATCAGTAGAACGATAGCCAGTGGATCAAAAACGCTAACAAGAAGAATAATAACAATGCGAACGCTTCTTTCAAGGTTCTCAGGCGACTGATTATCGTAGATGATCTCAGATATGTACTTGAGCGGCCCAACTTCGGCTTCGAGCTTTCTAACTTCAGACTTGAGTCTGACTCTTTCGGTCGTGAGTTCGGAAATATCTTTGACATGATCGTCTCTTTTCTTTGTAAGAGCGTCTCGGGTCTTCCTCTGCTGCTCAGCCGCCCTGAGCGAGGAAGTGGCTTGTCCACGATCTGTCATCTTGTTCACTGCGGCGTCGATCTGAGATACTTGCTTGTCGATGTCGGCGACTGCTAGCTTTATGTTCTCGATCTTCTGGTCGATTATCTGCACCTGTTGGTCTGTCTCTCCAGTCATCCGGAGAGTTTGGTCGATGTGAGCTTTGGTCAGAAACCCGAACGTTCCCATGCTGGTGATGAACATGAGAACTATGATCGAGAGCAAGAGATAGGCCTTCAGTATCTCAGGCGCCGTTCTCCAGTTTCTATAGAGCCAGCTGGCCGTGACCAGCTTTCCAGCCTCGAGCGCGGTTCCCATTACCACCACCGGCCAGAACGCGGCAGCGAACAGCGCAGTCAGACCTACTATGGAGTAGTATGCTGACACTGCCGACAGACACAGCGCTACGACCAGTGCTAGATAGTTTATCATTTAAGGATTTTTTGAAGCTGCTCTTTGAAGGCCTTGATCTTCGCTTGACGGTTCGGCCAGTAGATGTACTCTTTCTCAGGATCCTTTACGAGGTTGTCCAAGAGAGGAGTGATCATCTTATACATCTGGTTAGCCTTGTCATGAGCCTTCGCTGCTTCTGCTGCAGCAGACGCCGCGGCGTCAGTGGCGGACTTTATCTCCTCGTCCTTCTTTTGGACGGCGGCCAGCTCCTCCTCTGTGACGGCGGAGAAACCAAAGTCAAAGTTGTAGTCGCTCATCGTTAGCTCCAGAACTTACTCAGTGTTGCCCTCTCCTCGAGATCCCAACCAATGGCCTTGAGGATGCTCATGATAGGGTCAATGAAGGCTTTCTCGAACTGCAGTTCGTAGTCGATGTATTTATCAAGCTCGAGCTCTCTCGGCATCTCTCCAGGCGTCGAGAAGACGTTCTCCCTGATGGGGTTAGGAAGCTTCATGTAAGCAAACTTTATCTTGTCGCCGTTCATGATCCTAGGAAGCTTGTCAGCCATCTTCTGCTGCTTGATGAGATTGTTATAAAGAAGGGCACCGCGAACGTGGATAGGAGTACCCTTCTTGTATATAGAAGCTGCGTCGGCATAAAGTGCCATTTTATTGCACGTACGTGGGAAGGCGACCTCATCGAACGGCATCTGAGAGAACTCACGTCTGAAGTTTTCTACGAACTTCCTGAGCTCTCGCTCGTCAGACGACATGATGATCTTGAGTGCCTTCTTAATGTTGTCCTTACACGAGGCCGGAGTAGAGGACCTGATTGCCTCGATGCCCATCATCTTTAGCTTGGGCTCAGTGAAGGCCACGCCCTCTTGGTCATACACGTTTAGGATGTAGCGCTTCTTCGCTGTCCAGATACCCTTGTTAGCGATGTTCTCGCGCTTCATCCTCATCTTTTGGGAGTAGGCATTAACGCGTCGGCCAAGGCGCTCGTAAGCATCATCAATAAACGGTTCAAGTTTAGCCTGACAGAATTTATCAATGATGGAGACGATCTTAAGAGTCTCAGGTTTGTCTTTACCAAGTTGACCGACAAGCGCGTCAAGAGTAATATAGATTGAATCCGTATCGCTCGCAATGACATAGTCTTTCTCCTTGGTATTGAGCAACTTGTTGAGATACTCGTTGATCTCATTCTCTATGTATCTAATCGCGAGCTGACCGGAGGTAGTGATAGCCTCGGCGTGCTTGAGGTCGAACCAGCGAAAGTACTTGTTGCCGAGTGCGCCGTAGGCTGAGTTGAGCTGGATCTTCTTAACGAACTGCATGTTGTGGTAGCGAGAGATGAGCTTCTCAAGATCCTTGGTGGGAGTCTTCTCGTACTGCTTCTTCGCCTCAATCATCTTGTTCTTGTACTCGACGCGGTCGTTGTACATCTTCTCCATGATCTCAGGGAGGAAGCCGTGACGCTCCTTGGTGTAGGCACAGCCGTTGGCGGCTACGCAGACGTTATGTTCCTTCATCTCCTTTTGAAAGGAGTCATGGACACCCTTCAGGCTCGACTCGATGGAGAAGCCCTCTAGCTTTCCTACGTACGTCTCGGGAGAGATGTTGTACTGCATGATCAAGTGAGGGTAGAGAGAGTTCAAGTCGAACGAGACTACCCACTGGTGCATTCCGTTCTGAGGGTCCTTGACGTACCCCCCGACTAAGTCGAAGTCCTCGCTCGAGTCTAACCGCTGCGGAATGACGATCTTTCTGTCCATCAGGTAGTTGTGGATGATGACGTCCCACGGACGCACCGTTGTCATCGTGTCCATATAGTTCACCTTGGCGTCGTACGCTAGAGCGAACACCTGCTTGATAAAGCCGAGCTTGTCCTCGAGTCTGTCGACGAGAACGACGTCGTGAATGTTGTAGTCCACGAACCGCTCGTAGTCTTTCTTGTAGAACTCATACAGGCTGTTGAACTCAGAGTAGTCCAGCTTCTCTTGATCGAGAACTACCTTAGCTATGTGATTAAGGGAGTAGCTCTCCTGGTTGGAGAAAGAGAACTTCTTGTACAGCTCCATGTAGTCAAGAGACGATACACCACGTATTTCATAAAACGCTTCAATTCTGTCATCAATTCCTTTGCCACCGCGAGAAGCAGACTTGCCACGAATAATCTCTCGTTGCTCAACGTAACCCCACGGGGAGAGCTTGCGACCTTCTCGCTCACCGAGAACACGCTCTAACCGGTTGTACAGATATGGAATGTCGAACCCATCGATGTTCCACCCGGTCACGACGTCAGGCTTCCACTCATCGCTGTGCCACAGGACGATGAAGCGACTGAGCAGGTCGTGCTCGTCCTTACACATGACGTAGTGAACGTTGTCGAGCTTAGGCTTGTAGTACTCGCAGCCAAAGACCACGATCTTGCCGTTCTTAGATACTGTGATGTTGCTGATGGGGACATTGGCGACGTGCGGGTCTGGAAAGCCAGAGTCAGTCGGAGTCTCGATGTCGATGCTGACGACGGAGATTAACGACGGATCGTAGTCGATCTCGCCCTGATACTCGTCGTAGATGAAGGTGTAGAGGAAGTTGTTGAGACCGTACCACGAGAAGTTAGAGACCTCGCTGTACTTCTTGATGAAGTCGCGCGCCTCTGAAGCCGACTCAAACTCGATCTTGTCGACCGCTACCCCGTCGAGAGTCTTGTACGGCCCGTCCTTCTTAGGAAGGAAGAGGTAGGGACGGTACGGCATTCGCTCTTGAATGCGCTTGCCGTTCTGATAGCCCCTGAGCAAGATCTCGTTTCGGACGAGATCGACGTGTGTGTAGAACCTTGACATGATCACCTGTGCTGAGAATACTATACCAATATATCAAGGATCTAAAAAATTGTCAACCGATTATAGATCTGATCTTCTTGTAGTGCTTCTTTCGGTCGTCGAGGCCGTTGACGCCACCGTTGATCTTTCTAGTCGACGCTTCGACGTCTTCGGCGTCAGCAGACTCGTTGAGCTTATTGACGTCCCAGAACCAACCAGCAGACATGATGGCTCCCTCTGGAGTCTCGAGGTAGGCGGGAACGTCTTCTAACTTCATTCCCATCGACTTCGCGAATCGACCGTAGTTGTCTTTTCCGGTCAGCTGTATGGCTCCGCGCCCCCTGTACTTCCAACCGTCCCCAGACTCCTCAGGACCGTTTCCCATCCTGTTGGCGTAGACTCGGTTGGCTATCTTCTCTGGGTTCCGAGCGTATGAAGTCGCGCTGACGTTTCTAAAGTACTTAGGAAACACCTGAATCAATCTCTCTGCCGAGTAATTCAGGTTCTCCTTGACGGTCTTAAGGCCGGCAGACTCGTGACCAACTTGAGCGAGAAACATTGCGATTCTCTCTGAGGTGTTGATCTCGAATCTGTCGAAGCACTTGATCAGCGGAACTAGATACTTCTCTAGAATTGACTTATCAGTCTCAAAGCATCGAGACAGCTGTTCCATAGTTAACATCGCACTCTCCTATAAAGGTTCTGCGATATTTATTTTGCCTTGCGAATGTACTGCCTGGTAGCTACAGACTTGATCTCAGACCTCGAGATGCCGATGTCCTTGAGGTCCTTGTCAGAAAGAGCAGACAGCTCGTCGACGGTCTTGGCATATAGCTTGTAGTTCTTGTATTTCTTGAGCATGTTTTTAAGTATCTTAGGCATTGTTATTATTCTTTCTAGTACGCGTGTGAAATGAGTAAGTGGCCGGGAGTTACCCAGCCACTCTTTTATCATAACAAAGTTTGAGATTACTCGGTGAGGAGCTGCTTCTTCGTCTTCTTAGCAGGTTCTACTGAGTCAGCGATGTCAATCTTCTTAGGCTTCTTGTCTTCTGGAATGATGTGCTCAAGCCAGATCTTCAAGATTCCGTTCATCATGGCAGCGTTGTTGACTACTACGTTGTCTGCTAGAGAGAAGGTGCGAGTGAACGCTCGGTCGGCAATACCCTTGTGAAGGTACTGGACGTTAATACCATCATCGGTGAGGGTCTCGACCGTAGTCTGGCCCTTGATGACTAACTTGTTGTCCTCGAGAGTAAGCTCGACGTCTTGCTTGCCGAAGCCAGCAACCGCCATCTCGATGACGTAGGTATTGTCGTCAGTCTTCTTGAGATTGAAAGGTGGGAAGGTAGAGCCGGCTGTCTTAGCGATGTGCTCGACGGTCTCTGTGACCTTTTGAACCAGCTTGTCGGAGCCGACGAAGAACTTGTTGAACTTGTCAAGATCCGCAAAAGTGTGGTCAAACTTGTATGTACGCCAGTCTGTCATGTTTTTCTCCTATTAAGCGAGACATAGATTCGTAGCCCCATTAGGCGACTACTCTTATAATATAGTATCTCTTCCTAGAGATGTCAACCCTTCTTTTTACCGATAGTGTACTTTGCTTCTAGAGTCCAGTTGTTCTTCTCTTTGAACGGAATAATCTTGATCTGACTGAGACTGGTCTGAGGCTCCTGGATGCGACTCGGGTCGACTATGTCCAGAAGGTCCCACTCAGCTAGAAGCTTAGCTATCGTGTTTCTCCTGCCTATATCACTCTCAGACAGATCTGCTGTCTTTCCATCAAGGAGAAACAGCTCCTTGAAGTGAACGATGTAGTACCTAGACTGCTTGTGAAGTATATGGCAGGACTGGTAGAGAGTGTTGTCTTTCTTAGAAGCGACGCCGATCCTAGTCAGCGTCTCCTTTATCTTTAGAAAGTCTTCCTTCTCCTTGAGTCTCACCTCAACGAAGTTCTCAATCATCAACCACCTTTTATTATTCTTTTTCTCAGGTCGGCCAACTGTTCCGCCGATAAGACTCTTAGATACTGCTTAGCGATCTCAGGCCCTACCCCGTAGTACTCCTTTATAAGGTCTATCTCTTCGGAGTCAGGCTTGTACCACTTAGAAAATCTCTTACGCTTTCTGACAGTATTTATAAGATAGTCATATTGAAGCAGACGGTCTGCCCAGTGGTTAACATTCATCTCGTTGGCGAACATGACGGTGTCTGGGTGGTAAGACAGGGCTATGTTAGCCATGTAGGGGTTGTAGCCCTTCTCGGCCGCCTCTCGTGAGTCGGACTCTCTGATGATGTCCTTCCCAGCGTTGATGGCGTTGACGTAATCAAACGGGTTCATCAGGTCCCTCCACGAAGTCGCTAAAGTCCTCTATACAGGTAGTACAGAGGAAGATATTCATGAGGCGCACGACGTTAGATCCGTCCTCAAGCGTGAACTTGACGTTCATGTAGCGAGTGCCCTTTATGAACTCACAGTCACACCCGTCGCACTTCTTAGCTGAGTCTTTCTCTCCAGCCAAGCACCAGGCTGAGTAGTACATTAGACAAACTCCACGTCGGCCATGACGTGTGTCAGAGCCGCCGCGAGGTTAATCTCCTGGTTTGCAGCGAACGCCGCCTTGTACTGATAGTCCGAGAGAATGAGGACCAGCTGAGGGATACTGTTAGGCTTGATTAGATCGTAGGCTTGATCGTAGAGACGTCGAAACAAGATGCTCGAGTCGGTGTCAGAGTTCTCACCTACCCACTTGCGCATCGAGTTGAAGTCTTTCTTCTTAAGCGTAGACACGAGGGCCGAGAATGACTCGTCCTCTAGTCGCGACAAGATTCCGCTGTCGATCTTGCCGGTAGCCGAGTAGCGCTGTAACTCGTTGAGTACTCGTCGCCAGTCAGGAAAGTGGTTCTGAATGACCTCGGCTAGCACCGCGCGGTCGTACTCTACTCGCTCGGTCTCTAGAATCGTCTGTGCTCGCTTCATGAACTGAGAGGCGAGCTTAGGCATGTCCTTCTTACTGATCTTAAACTCGATGACCGAGCAGCGAGAGTGGAGCGGCTCGATGATGCGGTTCTTGAAGTTACACGTAAGAATGAAGCCGCAGTTGCTGGAGAACTCCTCCATGAAGTTACGAAGGGCTGGCTGAGTAGAGTTGGCGTTGAGATAGTCAGCCTCGTCGATGATGACGTACTTTCTTCCTCCCTTGAAGGAGACAGTAGAGGCGAACGACTGGATCTCGACGCGAAGGGTGTCGATGTTACCGTTCATCGAGCCGTTGATGACGATGTAGTTACAGCCGAGCTGCTCGAGCATGGCCCTGGCTACAGTCGTCTTACCGACGCCGGCAGACCCGCTAAGAAGTAAGTTAGGGATGTTACCCTGATCAACGAACTGTTGAAAAGTGTTCTTCAGGTCTGCCGGCAGGACGGCATCTTCGATAGTCTTGGGCCGATACTTTTCGACCCAGAGAAATTCTTCACGTACGTTCATAATATAGACTCCAAATGATCAAGCGGTGACGAAGGTGATGTCCTCTATAGAGTCAATCCTAAACGACCTCCATCCATTCTTATCGAGGTCCCACACCGCGAGGTACTCCTTGTTAGGAGCCGAGGCGTGTTCCTCTATGTCGGTCTGCTCAGGGAGGGCTTCTCCCCTGAGCGTGCACTTCATCGTTCTAAGTGAGCCGTCTCGCTTCTTGAAGCTGACGACTCCGTTCATGGTCTTAAGATATAGTTTGATAGTATCATAATCGTAAGACATTGTCAACCCTCGTACGTTGAAGTAGCCTCCGTCACCACGAAGTAAGTTAGCTTGTCGTTCGAGAACTTGCTGAGACCGCGAGATGATACTGAGACGTGATAGTCTGAGTTGATGAGCTTCAGGTTCTCGATCTTAAAGATCATGCGAAACGTCTTGTTAGTCTCACCTACCGCAATTGAGTAAGTGTCGGCCGTTGGGTTCTTGTTGTCGATGGCCTCGAGCAAGATACTGCCACCGTTGCCGGTGATAGCCACCTCAGGAAGCTGCATCACAGTCGCAGCCTTGAGAATGTTGAGAAGGTCGGTGCCGGCCAGCTTGAACTCTACCTCGGGCTCAGGAAAGTTGATGTCGCCAGCAGGAGGTGTGACGATCATTCCTGGAGCGGCGTAAGTGATCGACGTCTTCTTCTTTCCGCTGCGAATCGTGACCGCGGTGTCGCTGAAGTCGAAGTCAGGATCTTCAAACAGAGACACGACGCCTAGGAATCGAGGAAGCTCGTAGATGCAGAACTGCGTCGGAAACTCCTCCTCGACCTTGGCCGATGCAATGATAGTCTCGGAGGGAGACATCGTGCTGATCTTCGACCCCGGTCGAACCATGATGGACTGGTTGATGACCGAGAAGCTCTTGAGAGTGTTAATTGTGTTTTCACTGATCTTCATAATTTACCTCTTACCTTCTTCCTTTGAACTTCTGTTTCTTCTTTAGGTTCTTACCTAACTTAGCCTCATCGACTGTAGGAGACGCGCCGATAGAAGCGAT